TTTTACATTGAAAGATTATCAATCACATCCAACAATTAAAGCACCATTATCAAATTAAAAGTTATGAAAGAGATTTTAGATACCGAAATTTTAGATAAATCGATGTGGAATATGTATCAAACTATGAAAGATGATAACTTTCAATTTGAAGGATATTCAAATGACGATAAAATTATGATGATAAATCATATATTACCATATTTTGAAAAGATTGGAGAGTATGAGATTTGTAAAGAACTTCGTAAAGAAATCACACCCAACAATTAAAGCACCATTATCAAATTAAAAAGTTATGTTAGAATTTTTAAAGCACGCTCTAGGAATTTGTGGTGAGCATTGGCATCCAAATTTATTCAATACATCAATGTTAGCAGCATCTATTTCTAGTGCTGCATACTACGTTAAAATAAAGTTCTACAATATTTATAAGAAATAGGATATTTGATATGAAAGAAATGGAAAAGTTATTATCATACTTGATGCATTCAAGAACACAAACTCATGTATTTCATTTACAGACAAAATCATATGCAGAACACATGGCACTAGGTGCTTACTATGAAGGCATTGTAGATTTAATTGATGGTTTGGCAGAAACCTTTCAAGGTAAAAATGGAATCATTGAAAATTATGATAACTTTAAATTAGAAGCATATCAAGACAAAGACCAACTCATCAAATACTTTGAATCTCTAGGAAAGATGGTTGAGTCAATACAACCTAAATTTAAAGACACCTACATTCAAAATCAAGTAGACACTGTGTCTGAACTTATTTATTCTGCAAAATATAAAATTGAACATCTTGGATAACGCATTCTTTTTTATTATATTATAAATAAAAGAGATGAGTCGAATTAAACGTTGGATTGAAGAACAACTAGATCAAGGAATTGATGTGTTGCATCCAGAACAGTTAGACAAAGAATATTGTTATTACAGCGGACTGCCTTCTCCAGCCGCATATCAAAATGAGGACCAAGATGAAAACGAAACAAGAGATTATTCAGAGACTGCTTGACGAAAAGCACATTACGGTTGAAGAAGCAATGTCATTAATGGAAACTACTCAATATGTTCTTCCATTTCCTGGCGGTTATTGGACATCTACTGTTACAGGGGCTGACAAAATGATGACACAAGATGCAATCAATTCAGCAAACGAACAAGCTCGTAAAACTATATTGAATGATTGAAATTTTAGGATGGGTTGGAACTGTATTAGTACTAATTGGTTATTGGGCTAATTCAAATTTACGGCACCGTTTAGCAATGACAACATGGATTGCTGGCGACGTCATATGGATTACATATGATGTATTTATTGAAAACTGGAGCCATATGGTTCTGAGTTTAGTTATTATCGGAATAAACATTTACGGAATATATAAAATTATTGCAAATGGCAGATTATCAAGATGATGAAATACTCATAGCAGAGTATCAAATTGACCGAGGCATTGACAGGGTCGCTCGTCAAATTGCTTCAAGCAGAAAAAACATAGTTACAGACACTCCAGTTATTTTAGGAGTACTCAATGGGGCATTCATGTTTACTTCAGAACTTGTTCGCAAGCTACATATTGAATGTTATGTAGATTTTTGCAGAGTATCAAGTTACCCTGCCGGTCCAGACTTAAAAAATCAACCACAAATTACATGTCCACCTAAAATTGATGTTACCGGCAGAGATGTATACATTGTTGAAGATATTGTTGATACCGGCGAAACTGTAGAGCATCTAAAAGAATTTTTAGCAGAAAATGGTGCAGCTCGAATTTATGTTGTATCATTAATAAAGCGAGAATCGGATACTAGAAGTTTAATTGACTTTTTTGGCGTCGAAATTGATGACAGTTGGGTATATGGTTTTGGGCTAGATGATAATGAATTAAGAAGAAACTACAGAAACATTTATAAGAAGACTATTGACTAAAACAAATGTCTGATCGTGAATTTACTGTAAAACGAAGGTTAGCAATTGCAAAATTAGAACAATGGATGTATGATGTTTATGTCAAAACTGATTTAAATCATTCATATGAAATTTGGCAATGGCTCAAACAGATATATACAAGTACTAAAACGAAACTTACAAAAAAGGAACTAGAATCATTACATGATTTATGGGATGAATATATAAAATATATCAAGGAGCAAGATGGGCGATAGAGAAGACGCATACAGACAAATATTTAAACAAAATACAGAAAAGATACCAACGCATGACCCGCAAACTGGCGAATTGAATCCATATTATGAAGAATTAACGGGTAAACTAAACCCTATGAAAGAAACAAAAAACATCAAGTCAATGCCAAATCAGTATTGGCATAGAATCATTTCATTTGTAAAATCAGGTGTAAGACTTACTGGATACGCTTTTATTCCATTTGACTTGTTAGTTGCAACATTAATTCTTATAATAAGTGAAATAATTGGTATAGTAGAGGAATTAGTATAGATGTATCACAATATTCATTACGACGGACGAAAAGATCAAATTCATTTATGGGATGATGAGTTAGGTTATCAAGTATTCAAATTCAACCCATATGGATATCTTCCTAGCAAAAATGGTGATTATGAAGCGTTAGATGGAACGAGATTAGATAAAGTTCCTGGAGTCTACAAGGATAACCCAACTTCATATGAATCAGACCTGAATGCAGAAATGAGAACGCTCATTGATTTGTATTATGAGTCTGATACGCCATCTACAGGACATAGAGATTTCTTTTTTGATATTGAGGTTGATATATCAGAAAAACTTCCTACGGTAGAAGAAGCAGATTGTGCAATTACATCTATTGCATATCTAGACAAAGTTACCGGCGATAGAGAAGTATTGGTATTAGACATTGAGGGACGTTTAAAAGATATCAATACAGAATATTCAGTTCAAGTATTTCGCGATGAACGTGATATGTTAACGCATTTCATTAATCGCTTTGCAGAGATACAACCTACAGTAATTACAGGATGGAATACAGATGGGTTTGATATTCCATATCTTGTTAATCGAATCAAAAGAACAATGGGGTCTGGTGCAGTTAAAAAGTTATCGCCAGCTGGAATTGTTGAATGGCTAAAACATCGTAGCAAATACCGAATTGCTGGTGTGTCAAGTCTCGATTACTTGCCATTATATAAAAACTTTACATATACAGAACTTCCTAATTACCGATTAGACACAGTTGCTCGAACAGAGGTAGGAAGAGGTAAGATTGAATATGATGGTAACCTCAATGATTTGTTTGAAACAGACATTGCAAAGTTCATTGAATATAACATGGTCGATGTGGATCTTGTATATGAATTAGATGAAAAGCTGCAACTATTAAATTTAGCACGAACAATATGTCATAAAGGACACGTTCCATATGAAGATGTGTATTATGCATCAAGATATCTAGATGGTGCAGCAGTTGTTGATTTAAAACGTAATGGTTATGTTGCGCCTAATAAACAATTTAAATTTATTGAAGAAGAAACAACAGCTGATGCATTAGCAGGAGCATATGTTATGCCTCCTGTGCCGGGACTATACAAGTGGATATATGACTTAGATTTAACATCTCTGTATCCTTCTATCATTATGACATTGAATATTTCACCCGAGACAAAAGTTGGTGTTATTCAAAACTTCAATGAAGAAGATATGTTGAAGCCAGATTCTTTTGCTAAGACTGTAAAACTAGGACGAGATGATGTTGAAATAGATAATGTGAAAGGATGGATTGATGAGAATGCCTATTCAGTTGCTAGCAATGGAACTGTGTATGAAACACAGAAGAAAGGATTTCTGCCAGAAATTCTTGCAAAATGGTTTGACGAACGAGTTACATATAAAAAGAAACGAGACACCTTTGAAGTGGGTTCGGAAGATTATAAATTTTATGACGCACTCCAATTAACACAAAAAGTTTTGCTTAATTCATTTTATGGGGTGTTAGGATTAAAGACTTTTCGTTTCCATGATTTAGATAATGCAGGAGCTATTACAGCAACAGGACAAAGCATTATCAAGTTTTCAGCAAAAGTAATCAATAAATACTATGAAAAAGAAGTTGGACAAGACCACTTCCTCAACGAAAATGGCAAGAAAGCTGAGTTTTCATTCTACACTGACACAGACTCAACGTTTGTCAGTTCTCTACCTCTCTTGCATAAACGATATCCAGGATTTGACGAAACGGATGAGCAATTCATGATTGAAAAGACCAATGAAGTTGCAGCAGAAGTTCAAAAACACATAAATGCAATGTATGACATATATGCAAAGCGTTTTCATAATGTTAATGAACATCGATTACAAATTAAACAAGAATATGTTGCAAAGTCTGGTCTATGGATTGCAAAGAAAAGATATGCTCAGTGGGTGATATTCAAAGAAGGTAAGCCTACCAATAAAATGGATATCAAAGGATTAGATGTAATCAGGTCATCATTTCCAGAAGATTTTAAAAAGATCATGAAGGAAATACTTTGGTTCATTCTCAAAGAAAAGAATAAGCAAGAAACTACAGATCTTGTAATGAACTTTAAGAATCGAATCAAAGAATCAGAAGTTCTCAATGTAATGAAAAACTCAGGTGTTAAGAACATTACAAAATATACAAAAGGTAGAGAAGCATTTGGCGGATATATGTCAGGAACACCTGCACACGTAAAGTCAGCTATCAATTACAATGATCTCATTGAACGATCAGGCACTAAGACGTTTGCACAGTTAATTAATGGAGAAAAGGTTAAGTGGGGCTATCTTAGAGACAATCCATATGGATTTGATACAATGGCATTGAGAGGATATGAAGACCCACCAGAAATAGTTGAGTTTGTTGAAACATATATTGATCGGAACAAGATATTTGACAGAGAACTTCGAGGTAAATTAGATGACTTTTATGCCGCATTAGGATGGGATAAACTTCCAGAAAATAATAATATGAATAAGTTCTTTTCATTTGGTTAATTCGAAAATTTTCTTTATAATAAGTTATGTATAATAAGAAACAATGGAAAGGCCGAGAAGTAGAAGGCCGCTACTCTGACTTAATGACAATGTTTGTTAGAGATTTAGAACGTGATGGCAATAAAAATAGTTATGGGCTTCTTGTAGACAAGTTAGGAGATTATCCTCACTATTATTTTACTATTGAGTATATGAAGAAGTGCCATGAAAATACTCCATATATCGATACAGTTAGATGGATATTAGATTCTAGCAATATGGCAGTAACTATCGAAGCCGATAAAGACACCATAGAACGTATCCCTCCAGACCTTATCAACAGATGCCACATTATCTATCGAATTCATGATAAAGCGTTACAAGTGTTGAAAGACACCGATACGCTATCAATTGATGCAGATTGGTATCGGGTGCATCAAGTAACTAAGTTGAACATGATGGAAATTACACCAGCATCATATAAATTTGACGAAGAATTATGAAATATTCAGTATTTGTAACATTTGCAATAGAAGGATTTCATTGTTGGCCTGAAGCTAAAGATGTATTTCCAGAAGTAGCATTTTTGTCTGACAGACATAGACATATGTTTCATTTTAAATGTTATGCTCACGTAACACATACAGACAGAGATGAAGAATTTATTCTAATGCAACGCAGAATAAAAAAGCAACTTAGAAATGCGTTCGGAGGCAACATATTAGAATTCGGCCGAATGAGCTGCGAAGATATTGGTGAGTGGTTGTTAGAACATAATAATAACTTGTATCGGGTAGAAGTATCTGAGGACAACGAAAATGGAGCGAGTGTAGAAAGATGATTTACGTAGTAGATTTAGAAAGTATTCCAACACGATACACATCAGAGTGGAAGTGGTTTGTTCCTCAATGGCTTCAAGAAAATGGACTTGAAGTAACTGTTATTGAAGGTGATCAAGAAATTCCAGAAATGACTACACCAGGTGCATTCTTGAACTTTGGTGGTACTAATATGTATAAAGCTACTCAAGTCCATCAAATATCTCGATTATTCGTTGAAGACAAAATACAAGACGGAGATCAGTTTGTATTTACAGATGCTTGGCATCCTGGTGTTATCAACATCAAGTATATGTCTAAACTATTAGGTAAAGACATTACACTGCATGGTTTATGGCACGCAGGTTCATATGACCCAAATGATTTCTTAGGTAGATTGATTGGAAATGAAAAGTGGATACGTAATGCAGAAGCTTCTTTCTTCGAAGCATTTGATTATAATTGGGTAGCTACTTATTCTCACGAAAAACAAATACGTAACGTATTTCCAGATGTAAAATTACATCATACAGGTTGGCCGATGTCATATACACGAGATTTGTTGGACCGAGCTAAGCAAAAGGAAAGAAAGCCTATAATAGTATTTCCGCATCGTATTGCTCCAGAAAAGCGTTTAGATTTATTTGAAGAATTATCTAAAAGACCTGAGTTATCTCATTACGAATTTAGAGTTCCTATGCAAGAAAATCTTACAAAGGATCAATATCATAACCTGCTAGGAACAGCTCGTTTTGCTGTATCATTTGCAGAACAAGAAACATTGGGCATATCAATGTATGAAGCTGCTTGTGCAGGAGCTGTTCCAATTGTTCCAAAAAGACTTTCATATGTTGAAATGTATTATGACGGTTTCAAGACAGATGGCACGGTAGATGCAGTAGTCAATAAAATATTAGAATTAGAATCTCATGATTTGCAGCGTGAAGCAAATGATCAAGCTAACTTGTTACATGAGCATTTCTTTTCAGCAACAAAATTACTTAATAAATTAAAGGAAATAAATGCAAGATAAAAGGTTTATTTATTATCCATCGCTTTCAGCGGGGAGCATGGTTTCTGCATTCAAAAAGGATTATAAATTTTCAGATGGCACTCCAGTCAAATTCTATGACTCAAGATATCCATCAGAATGGCGACATCCATACTTTTTGATTACTGCAGGACATCATTATAAGAAAATGGATTTCCGCGATCAGCTCGGATTAGAAAAAGATGTATTAGTATTTGGTGACTCTGGTGGGTATCAGATTGCAACAGGAGCATTGCCATATTCAAATGAATTGAGAGAGAAAATCTTTCATTGGTTGGAAGCTAATTCAGATGTAGCAGCTAATTTGGATATTCCACCTAAGACTGTATACAAGAACAAGTTTCATGAATGTGCGGATATTTCATTTGATA